TATCATTACAAATTCGGGCAATCAGCGGCAGACGTTGGCAAACAGAGGCTAATGATTGCAGACATTATCAAAATGGGAATCATGCAGCATGGCTTCTGAAATCGCAATCCTCAAACGGCGGAAAAAGCCGTGCTGTGCCCGTTTTCAGCGCATTAGCGTGCGTGAATTTACGCGAGGGGAGATATGGCGATAGAAGCTGCCCGTGCAAGGGTTCCACTTAGCGTGGGGGCTCGTCTTAGCGGGCTTAACCACGTCGCTGAACTGCGCGCCCGATACGGGAGCGATAGCGGAAAAGAGCTGGCGCGGTTTATGGCTGAGCTGCGCGATAAACGCGATCCCTGTTTTGAGGAGAACAGCAGGGCGCTGGCCGCCATCTTTTTCCTGGCGAGATTGCCCGTTGCCCGCCACGAGTGCGATATCAGCGAGCTGACGACCGAGGAGAAAAGGGCGCTGATTACCGCCATGAATCATTTTCGTGCTGTTGTGAGTTTATTTCCTGAACGGCTGACCATGCCGATGTAACCCAACCAAAAAACCAATGGCGTAAACCCGCCGGGCATTCTATTGCCTGAATTTAAGGAGAACGCGTGATGCGAAACAGTGAAAACCGCCCTTATCCGATCGGAAGTGAAGAACTGAAACGCCTGCTGATGGAGGCAAAAACGGAGGAACGATGCGCGCGAGCCCGCGCGGTCTCCCTGCGCCTGGAGGCACTGGCAAGCCAAATTTTTAAAACCGGCATGAGCGGAGAAGACGTTGCCGAACTGCTGTGCCACGAGGCGGCCCGCTACGAGCGTGAATCCCAGGAGCTGCACTGATGGCTGATTTTATCGATCTTGCGCAGGCGCGCGAACAGGAAGACAGAGAGCGGCACATTAATCACGCCCGCAGACGGCCTGCATCGCCTTCGCGTTTCCTCTGCGAGGAATGCGAGGCCCCGATACCGGAGGCACGCCGTATGGCGGTGCCCGGCGTGGCCCTGTGCGTCACCTGCCAGGAGATCGCGGAGATGAAAAATAAACACGTCCGGGGAGGATGAGTTGGCTACGTCATTTGCTTATCCGTGGAACGCTCCGCGGTCGGCCATTGCCAGCCCCTACCTTACCCATGCCCAGCTGCAGCGTCGCGATCGCCTTTTCGCGGCGCTACAGCAGGCAAGAATTGCCCTCTCACAGCAGCCTGACTGCGTGCGCTTTGACGTCTGGCGCACGGTCGACGCCTTCGAACAGCGTCATGGCAGCCCGCATGCCAATGCCTTTTTGATCCGCTTCTGCAACAGGATGCTGCCCCGTCTGCGGCGGGTCTCTGAACGCTATGCCTGCGCGGGCCTGCACGACGCGGTCTCCCGGGCCGTGTTTGACGGCCATTTTGACACCCGGCTTCTGCAATACCTTGCCTCGCGCATGGTCGAGCTGGTTGCCCGCTATAACCGACTCCCGGATATGTCCCGCGCGGATATCGACCTGCTGGCCGCCGATATCGCCAGCTTTATTCGCGGCGAGCTGGCGAATATTAACGATGCTGACATGGGCGAATACCAGACGCTGTACGTCTGGTATCAGCGAGCCGGACTGATCGCCAGGCAGTTCAACGTGTCGCCTCCGCACTGGGAGCGGGTGTCGAAGACATTTTTCAACAAAGATGATGTTGCCGCGGCGGTGATCCGCATGTTTTCCGAGGCGTGGTGGCGCGGGCGTTTGCGTCGGGTCGCGGCTGCCTGGCGCGAGCATGTGCAGATTGCCCTCGGCAACGTCAGTAAAAAGAGAACGGCGTATGCGAGCAAGCGCTGCGTGACCGAGTGGCGCGAGCAGAAGCGCCGCACCCGCGAATTTCTCAAGGGCATGGAGCTGGAAGATGAAGAGGGTAACCGCATCAGCCTGATTGAAAAATACGATACCTCGGTGGCCAACCCGGCGATACGTCGCTGCGAACTGATGACCCGCATTCGCGGGTTTGAGAATATCTGCCAGGCGCTGGGCTATGTGGGTGAGTTCTATACCTTAACCGCGCCCGCGCAGTATCACGCGACCGTGAAATCGGGCTACCCCAACGCGAAGTGGAACGGGGCCAGCCCGGCGGAGACGCAAAGCTACTTCACCCGGCTGTGGGCGCGCATTCGCGCAAAGCTGCACCGGGAGGGGCGGCGTATTTTTGGTATCCGCGTCGCGGAACCCCATCACGACGGCACGCCCCACTGGCACATGCTGATGTTTATGCTGCCGGAAGATGTCGAATGCGTTCGCCGGATTATAGGGGACTACGCGCGGCAGGAGGATGCCGTTGAGCTGCAGAGCGAAAGCGCCAGACAGGCGCGCTTTCACGCGGAGGCGATCGATCCGCAGAAAGGCAGCGCTACCGGCTATATCGCCAAATACATCTCAAAGAATATCGACGGCTATGCGCTTGATGGCGAGACCGATAACGAAAGCGGCGGGCTGCTGAAGGAGACGGCGTCCGCCGTGTCGGCCTGGGCGGGGCGCTGGCACATTCGCCAGTTTCAGTTTATCGGCGGGGCGCCGGTAACGGTCTACCGCGAGCTGCGACGTCTGGCGGATACCGAGGCCGCGCGCGGTCTGAGCGTCGAGTTTGCCGCCGTCCATGACGCTGCCGACGCCGGTGACTGGGCGGGTTACGTCACCGCGCAGGGCGGGCCGTTTGTTCGTCGCGATGGTTTACAGGTGCGCACGCTGTATGCGCCGCGCTCGGGGTTTAACCAGTATGGCGAGGAAACTGTCCGCATTCGCGGCGTGTACGATTCCGCCGTTGGTGCGGGCAGCCCGATTATAACCCGACTCACGCAGTGGAAAATTGTGCCGAAGCGGGCCGTGGACCTGAAGGATGCGCCTTTGCCTCCTCGGAGTTCTGTCAATAACTGTACGCTGAGCGATCTCTCTCAACCTCTTAACCGGCGTGCGAGACGGGCATTAACCGAGCGCATCAAACGCATCCGGCCCGGTGCAGCGGCGCCTTTTGTCTACGAGCGGGATCCGCAGAACGGGGTCCCGGAGAGGGTGATTGACGAGATCCGGCTTGCCACCGGAATAGCCATCAGCCGGGGAGAGGCCCTGCATCTTATGGCGGGGGGCGTCAGCCGCTTTAACGATAAATGGTGCCGGGGCGCAGCTGACGGATCGCTCTTTCCGGCGGCGCGTTCTTATCAGGAAAAGGCGCGGAAAATCCTTGAACGTATTGGGCATTTAACGAATCTGTTAACCCAGCGCGCACGCTAATCTTCATCGATATCATGCACATACCGTGAAGGGTTCTGATTTTTCGCTTCACTCTTTTTATGAATACGTGCTACTGTATGTTTATACAGTATCTCGTGGTGGAGGGTGTGTGAACAGAGAGTTGAACGAGCAGGTCATGATTGAACGAGTCGAGATGATTGCGCGACTGACGACAGAAGGAACGTGTCAGGAAAGAGATCGTGAAATTGCCCTGAATTTGATCGCTGAGATTGCGCGGGGAAATTTAATCAAGAACAACGCGTTTACCGTTGTTTTCTCAGCATCGCCTGTTCCGGAACGCATTAAAAAAGAGGGTAACGTTCGGGTGAACATTACCCTCGATAAAGATCGGCAGATTGGCCCTGCCGTCGTCGAGGCCTTTCAGTGCGAGCTGACCCGCAGAATACGGTCCCTTTTTCCGTCATCGCGGGTGACCGTGAAAATAGGGTCTGTGACGGGGGTCGAGCTCCAGGGGCTTGAAAGAGAGGTCGATCGCGAGGCGCTGGACGCTATTCTCCGGGAAGTCTGGGAAGACGAGAGCTGGCGCTAGCCCCGGCTCATTACCCGAACCCACACCCTCATTCAGATTTTGCGCTTTCGTTGAACCACGCTTCGCTGCTCGCGGACGGTCTGTTGTGTCCGCGATTGTCCATCTCTCAGCGATAGCGAAAAGGCTGCCGGCCCGGGAAACTCTACAGTACCTGGAAAACCGGATGTTGGGAGCGTCTGATGAAAATCTATGCAATGCAGGGGGACACGCTTGATGCGGTTTGCGCCCGCTTTTATGGGCGCACGGCAGGCGTGGTTGAAGCCGTTCTGAAGGCCAATTCTGGCCTCGCGGAGTTAGGCGTTATCTTGCCTCACGGCACGCCGGTAGAGATGCCGGAGGTGGATAGCGCCCCCACAAAAGAATCCGTAAACCTATGGGACTGAGCCTGGAGAAAATCACCACGTTTATCGCCTACTGGCTGGCCGTGGCGCTGGCCTGGTTCGGGGCGATGTCTCCTGAAAAAGTCGCTCTGTACGTGGGGAGTCTTTGCGCCATTTTTACCGCGCTGACGAATTACTGGT